TGGCACGCGACTGTCTGGGTACTAAACAAATAGGTTTTAGTCAGTCGTTTCTGTTGTGCGGCATGTGTGTGGCGCTGGCCGATCTGGCAGCGCAGATGGTTCCATCCAGTCCAAGAAGTCAAAATCCTCTGGCGAATCCGCTCGTTCTTGAACTGGGGCAGTGCGCGAGTAGCCGGGCACGGTGCTGATCAGCCCATGCAAGACAGTCCGAGGCAGGGAAGCAGAGACCGGAAGCTTCACGACATAGCTCATAAGGCCAAAATCTGTGATAAACTTCCCTTCAGTGCTCAACAATTTCCATCTCATATACATCTCCAAATGTTTGACAACCTTCACAGCAAGCTCCATGACCATCATCTTACCAACATTCGAAATCTGGCGCCAAAGTAGTTGTCCACCACCTGTGTCAGCACGAATGTCGAACTCAGAGTCATTGGAAATCTTGATGGCCTTCTTGTCATCAAATGGAAACATCGTAACATTGAACAAGATGACAGATTCACGAGTATACCCGTCATTATCAATCAAGCTAAGCTGCAAGGGATAGCTTGAAGTGACAAGGTTTTGTACCAAGAGATGTAGCTTGGTCCTCTTCAGCTCTGCCCGATAAGGGTAGGGCGTCGGAATCTGTTCAGCATGTACATGCTGCGAGATCAAGAATTGTGTCCACCCTACATCTAGTCAAGTCACTGGCTTAGGATTAGTAAGTTCAATGACATAGTCCAGATACAAGGATCCTGCATCGGCCTTAGTACAGGAATAATTGATGTGAAACATCACATTATCCTGACTCGCCGACTCGGTCTCCATCCACCTTTGGCGCATAATCTGTCCTGGGGGCAAGGTGAGGGACTGTTCCTGCCAGAGAGGCACAACCATCTTAGGATGGAAGCCCCTCGGGTCAGCTGAGGCCGGAACGGTGTAGTAGGAAACTCCCACCACAACCGTACCGGCCTCAGTAGTACCCACCTGAGGTCTATACAACAGTTTACACTTGAGGACGCGATAACTGTTGAAGATCCCAGCTTGCCTCTTAAGAAAGGCAAGCCCCGAGCCAGTCCCTGGATAGACAGTGACCTGTCCATAGGTGTGGGAGGGTTTTGACTCCAGTGTAACGACATGCTCACACATGGCGATCCTGGAAGTCATAGCGGCGTCTTGCTGGGGCCGAGGATTCCTCCGTCTCCTCCGGCGCGGTTTTCCTTGGAGCTGCAACTTTTGCATCTCCTGGGAAAGTCGTGCAGCGGTGTCTCGCTGCTTCTTACGCGGCATGGTTATACAAGTCCTGGGCTAGTTTGCAAAAGTCTGATATCCGATTGGTCCGTCCAAGTTCCACGAATGTCCGATTTCCGTGGGCAAATTTATAAACAAATTTACGTAAGCTGGCACGCATGAAGTAGGCATCCCAAATAGGATTGAACCCATGCTGCCGCGCTGCGTCCCAGACGGTTGCTAAGGGTATATCAGACAAAGCAACACTATCACTGAACCTGTAATCAACTGCCTCAATGTCGAACCCGTGAGATGCGTATCTGGAGAGCCAGTCCTTGGCGAAGAGAACAAGAAATTCATGGGCGAACTCACTGTAAAGAGTGCCTAACATTATTGTATTCAAATAGGGGACAGGTGGAGAGGGTCTAATGACATAAGACAAACGGTGTAATCTTCGTCTGAAGTCAGAGACAAACCAATGTCCGTCCCAGAACATCTGACAAAAAGAACATCCGTAGGGCTCAACAATCTTAGTCTCCGCAGGTATCCCGAACATGACATACGAATAATCCGGAAAAACTCTTGAAACATCGCCACGCTCAATCACTAGGAGGGAGTCATCTCCATCAACTATCAGATGGTATTTTTCAATGCCGGACTCAAACATCCACATCCTCAAAATCAATAAGTTGAGGATGGAGTTTCCTAGTCCAGTATTGTAATCACCGCTCATACGCCGACCTTTTGTGCGGTACTTGACACCATCTCGATGTCTCCCTCGATTATTGAGCTGCCAATTCAAGAGCTTTGCCAGTTTTCGATGAAGCCCGAACAGCTCCAAATAAAAAGCATGTTCGGTCATCAACAAGGCACGATTGATTCGGCTGTCATATCTCGAATAATCGTTTTCTATGACAACCGGATCTTTAAATTTTGACAGGACTTTGCTAAATAAGATGGATAAGGACGCCCTGTTCAAACCCTTGGAAAACACCCTTTCCCCCACTGGAGAGAAACAACCAGAGCCATAACAATCCTCAACAGGAATGAGGAAACGGCCCAGCTCAAGGTTGTATCTAGCAGAGCGATATTGTATTGCTCTGGGAGGCTTAGCTATGTTGGGAACCTTCTCATCTTTAACAAACATTGAAACAAAAGAATCAGAATACTCCAACGGTTTGTTAATCAGAGACTTGTACGCTGTACGATAGACCGCCCCTTTCTTAGGCAAGAAGTGATCCAGTGCTTGTTTCAGAGTCAAACGTTCTGGAACACATTCACGCTTCCACCTACGTGCCAACCTCCTAGATTCATTAAGGAGTGCCACATAAGGCGGCGATGAGCGGTCTGGAGATATGGACCCATCATCAAGATACATATTCTCGATAAATGGTACCATATGTCGGTCTCGTAAAGCAATATAAGCATTTCCAACACAGTTGTGGTGTACATCCATGGGCAAACTAAAGCGACCAAAATCAAACACCTTAGTAATGCAACGTCTATGTTTACAGTCTCCATTGAACACAATCTCTTCCCCAGGTAACTTCACTGTAGTTTTGGCTCTATCCCATACGCAAACACCGGCCTTCACAGGCCTACATCAACTGCTGGCGTCATCGGGACTGATGAACTGATTGTAGTCCTTCTTCGCAGCTGTCATCCAATTGAGCACCTCCAACTCTCTCTCGACAGGCATATATGCCGCCGCAACAGAGTGTAAGGTGCCGAAATAGATTTCGCGCTGCGTGTGATGCCGCAAGTCTGAATCGTCCAAGAACTTCTTCGCTTTTTCCACTAACATGGATAAGAGGAGTTTTGTCCGAGGGCGAAACAGAGCTTGCCGCCTTAAGAACCACGTCAGATCCTCCGGACTGGCCACAGAAGTGATCTCTTCGATCCGTCGTCGATCCACACCCCGGGGTACGGATAATGTTACATCGAGAGTTGGATTGAACCAATTCTTTTGCAACATTTCCGCAGTCTCCTGGAAGAGCCCATGAGCTGTGGGTCGATAATTCGGCATAGGTTTTCGCTGGTCCTGAATGGGTACACGATGTACCCGCATGCGCGTCCATTCCGTCTTCGGAGAGAATCGATTGATCCTTCTCTGTCGCAGAAATCGATGCGCATCGTTGTGAAACGCAAAACTTCTTCCCGTCGCCGCGATGGCGGCATCGTGGGCACCGGGGTTTACCTCGACGCCGACGGTACCGGAAGCGGTGGCGATTGGAATGTCTTGATCCACTGGTATCTCGTCCACAGGACGCACTCCCATTAATGGGGCCGGACCTTGTCCGAGTGCATCGTGGGGTTCGACAGGAGTGTCCACATCCAGACTTCGTTTCATCCTCTGCCAAAATGACCATCTGTAGTTTGTCCTAGGTCCCACTTGTTTAGTATGGAAGGACGGCATGACGCAAATACCACCCGACCATGTCTTCATATATTTTATCAATTTCAGGCATAGTCATAGGCAAGATCAGTCCGGCAATTCATACAAAAAGGAGCACACTAAGAAGGGGATTTGCTCTTACGGATTATACGGTCATCTACTGCCAGCTACGGGCAGGACCCTGAGAGCTTCAGGTCAACCTCAAGCCTAATCGTGTACAATTAACGTGCCCACTAGCCGAAGGAAGGCCAGAATCCAACGGTGACACAGTCGGCAGGCGTGTCGGCACGGTAAACGCTCC